CCACCGATAGTGACACCGAGCGCCCCAGCAGCGATTGCTCCTGGGCCTGCCAGCAACATGGCACGAGGGTTGAGGCTAGCGAAGTCCCCTGGGACTCCCATCGCCATACTTCCATTAACTTGAGTTTGAAAGGGCATTGAAATTTTTCCTTATGTAAAATGAATGGCGCTGTTGCGCGGGTTTATGCGAAGCCGATTTTTGAAGCAGTGGGGAACATTTTGTCAAACGTATCATTGCTCGCTGAATCAGCGGCCATGTAAGTTTGCAGCCCACCATTGACTTCGGAGGATGGCTTGGGAAGGTTCTTGAGCAAGATCGGCAATGCGGACTCATGAACGTCAGCAGCTTCCTTCACGCCGCGCATTTTCAGCGCATGACGGTAAACCTCAGCCGCAGAGTCAAACGACATATTGAGCTCCCCAACAAAAGGCCGCACCGCACGTTCAGCATCACGAATGTCGCGTTGGAGCTTGATGGCGTTGGTGGTGGCGAGCTTGGAGGCGGCATTAATCGCTGCGTCCATTGCGGACTTGGTAACAGTGTCCTTCATATTCTTATTGTCCTTGTCATCTTCTTTATCGTCTTTGGCTTTCTTGTCCTTATCATCCTTGTCTTCGTCCTGGGCGGTGTCATCGTCTTCTTCATCATCGCCGAGCTTCGCAACCATTTCATCAAGCTGCGCCATGTCTTCAGACGAAAGTTTGCCTTTCAGGAAAGTCTTGATCTCTTCGATCGGATCTTCATCCGTTGCAGCAGGATCCTTTTTCTTGGTGAAAGGAGGTACGCCATTGTTCGGCTTTGTTTCGAGGTCGTCGTCCTTAGCCTCAACAGGATCAGCCTTTGAAAATGCATCAATCACTTTCGGCAAGTCCTCAAGGGAAGCGTCCTTAGCTAAGTGACCCAAGGTGAGCTTTGTAACTGCTTCACCAATTTTGGTCTTCTTGTCATTGAAGTTTTTTGAAGTGACATCAGCAAAGGCCGAAGTCAAATCAAACTTTGCATCGGCAGCCATCTTTGGCAGAAGGTAAGCATAAATGCCACCCATGACCATGGCTGCTTTGCGAGTCATCGTATTAGTTTTCATGTTCATATTCTCCTTTGAATCGCCGACGACCACATCTGGTCCGGCACGACCTTCGCGGACGAGTGCGACGTGATTGCCCACAATGTCCCGCATGACGCCATCATATGACTGCCCTTCAAAAGTTCCGGGCTTCATGTCTGCGCGATAGCGGTAGGCGCATGACAATTCTTTCTGCTTGCCGCTTTCAACTGATGCGATAGCGTCAGCAGTCCACACAACAAGAGTATTTTTAAGGTAAGGTGCTTCAAAAACCGCGTCCGTTCCGGTTGAGCCCACCACGATATCCTTCGGATGATCATCAGCGGAAACTGGAACGTGCTTTGAAAGCAGGGGCAGGTTATTGAATGTTGAGGCAGCTTTTTCCAGTTCCTTTGGATCGCGGAAAAGTTGGTACACTTTACTCGCGTCAAGACCCAGCTCATCCGCACCAGGAATTTCACTGCCAAGATAAGGGTTGACAGTGGCCTTTGATATTGGTGTCAGGTCAACATGCAGCCGACCATCAGTATCTTTTTCACGAATTGACGCACGGTCAAGTGCTAGTGAAATTCGCATTGACAATGGCATTTCATCTTTTGCAATAAATTCTTTGCCCACTTTTTTAGGTATCCCTAACGTGCTTTTACCGTTTGCGGCAGCATACATTGCGCGGCGTTGCTTTTCTGATACAGGCGGATCATTGGCCAGTTTGCGAGACTTGAGCTCCAAAGCCTTGACCAGTTCTTTCCAGCCTGAAGTGTATTTCATGGATGTTTTCTTTAAAGCAGAGCGTTGTAAGCTCTTTTAGCGGCATATCGATTGTCTCTTTTTCTGTTCATTTCGTTTTCAGCATCTTTAAGATCATTTAAAGCTTTTTGATATTTATTTATTGAATCCTGATGTTCTTTTACAGATTGATCGTGCTTAGACTTAGCAACATCACTCTCTGTGGCATCAAACGCCTTCTTGCTCTTACCCAAGCACTTCATCGCAGTCGCAAATTTGTCAGCCATATTCATTTACCTTTCGTGATGCCGCGCAACACCGGACGCATGACGCACCGGCAATTCGGCAGTGTTCCTGGAAATATCTTTTGACCTTCATGCGGGTCGAACCAACCTTCAGCAACGTTGAACTTCACGCGTTCACGTCCAGCCTTGACGTGGGTTGGGCGCGGATGATTACCACCACCGGAATGAACCCAGATAGCTTCCTCAATGCCAACTTCAATGTACCTTGTGCGGCTCAGCATTGCTGTGGCCTTTTTTGTCTGGTCGTTGGAGATAAACTTTGCGCGGCGTTTTGTTACTCCGAATTGCTCTCGCAGGTCGGTTGACAATTGCTTGAGGTCATGGCCAGCTTGAACCGAGCGCATGACGATACCTTCAACTTTTTGAAGATGGTCGCGCGGTATTGACCTTATCAATGAAACATTCTCATGGACGATTGCATTGAGCACGTCGCGTTGAGCCTGAGTCAATTTCCAATCGATAGTGAACCCCGCTTCACCCAATATCTTTTTCAGGGCAGCGTCGGTGCGGTTGGAAACACTCTTAGCGAAATAGACTGAAAGCTCCTTAGCCATTTCATCAAAGCGCCCAATCCAACGTCTTGACAATTTGCGCATGGCCTCGCGCATTGAGGCGGAGGAGAGTTCATCTTGCGCAATCTCAGGCGGTGCGCGGCGGTAGGATGCTGTTGCCCAATAGTCGATCGAGGCCTGCATTTCGTCGATGAGCGTTATGAGGTGCTTGCGGTAAAGTGCCTCAAGCCCAGCATTGGGGTGAACTGGGCGAAGGACTTTGTCGTTCTTCTCTTTGTACTTTACTGGAGTTGCATCCAGTGCGTGAAACGGAGCGAAGTCGCCGAGGGTGATTTGCATGGGTGATCGGCCCTAAGACCTAGAAAGACTTTTCAAGTATTTTCGATCATCTTCCCATTCCTGTTGGGCTTTAATCATCACGGTCGTGGCTTTTTTGCTCTTATCGCTTGCAGCACGATAGGCTTCTAAGGACTCGCGATAGGCTTTTGCGGAATTTTGCTCTTTTCTAAAAGCATCAGCATATTCGCTCTCACCAGCATCATTCGCCCGAACAGTTTTGATCGCCTTAAACATTTTTGCGTATGACATTCGTTATCCTCTCGATTTTTTAAGTGCTTTGTGCCAATTGATCGGTGAAGAGTCATCATCAGCGCTGCCCGAACCGCCGCTTGGCTTTAAGCCTTCCTGCTCTTCCTCTTTCAGGTTAGGCATGTCCTCAGGGTCAAGCCCAGCATAAGGCGAATCAGGATCATTGGAAACCTTTTGGCGTCTGTCCTGTGGAGCGATTACGCCAGCATCAATATCGATCTGATCAGTTTGCGCTTCAATCAGGCCGATCTCAGCTTGTTCCTTCGCATTCATTTCATGCAGTGGCAGGAATTCAATGGTGATCTCATCGTCAACTTCGCCGAACAATGACAGTTGAACAAAACCCAGCAGCTGATGCAAATGCTCAGCGAACATAGCTTCCTGACGAGCGTGAATTGAATCATTGAAAACTTGAATTTCCCCTTCGGAAGAAGCATTCAATCCGCTGGGGCTGATGCCTGTGAGCTTCACCAAAGGTATTTGGCTCACTGACGACATATGCTCTTGGGCTTGGGCTTGCAATTGATCTAGGCCGGAAAGTGGAGTGGTCACCACGCCGAACTCTTCCTCTTCCTTATCCATCAGCAACACGCCATTGTTGTCGCGAATATTAGTCAGTAGCTCCGCACGCGCAAATATGCTCTGGCTAGCCTCACCACCAAGAGCGTCGCTCATATTGGTTTTCAAAACGCTGACTGCAAAATTGCGGATCAAGTCGTTCACTGACTTGGTCGTTGTCAGCCACTTGTCAACGTAAGTCTTGGCCAATTGCGAAAGGGAAACTCCACCGAATGAATAGGCTGGCTTGAGCAAGTCGGAAACTTCGCGACCAATGAAGGTCAAAACCCGCGAAGCGTCAAGCCGCTGCCCAAATACCAACCACGCATTAGGGCGATAAAAATCATCCGCCAGCGGATCAGTCATGTTGTAGTTCTGGCCATAGACCCAAACGGGTTCAATGACTTTCAACCGCTCGAGCTTGCCAGCTTCAACTGTAGCCTTTGAAACATCGTCCCAGCCATTGCCAATCCCGTTGGCGCGTTTTGTATCGTCGTCACCAACAAACACTAACGCAATATGCGCCCGACCAAAATAACCATCAAGCTCCGCAGCACGCTTAAATGCTTCACGGACTTTCAGCCGCTTGAACTCAGCAACAATTTGTTTAACCTTATCCTCTTTTTCAGTGTCGTCTTCTTCATCTTCGCCAGTCGCTTTTATCTCAATCCATTTGCGCGTCATCTCCGAAGCGATCGTTTCAGAGATCACCCGATATTCCGGACGTGCCGCAAGTTGCGCGAGGTAAGGGTAACCAAGAAAAGCCTCCATCCCGAGGAAGCCTCCGCCGGACGCAACATAAGCACTGGTGGTCCATTGCGAGATATCGCCAAAGGTAATATCCTGAGCCATTGCTGTCCGAGGTTTTTCAACTCCTGGTGGATGGCTTGGCAGTGCGAACAATCGCTCAACGCTAATATCAGGAGCCTTCATGCGAGCGTGCTGACGAATGCTCTCGCTAATCTTCATCGGCTTGCGAACGTCTGCTGGCTTCACCTT